AGTCATAGATGCCTTGGCTTATCTGCCCCGGTCTAGGTCTAATTGGCTCTACTGTGAAGCCACCAAATCCGTCTGCATAGATTGCATCACCTTCTGCTGCTAGGTCTAGCGCTGCTTTTAAGTCGCTTACGTCTGCCACTTCTATCTCTCTGAATTCGGAACCACCCACACCTCTAAAGAGGGCTTCTCCCTCAGCAGCACCAGCAGCTCCCTTAGGCTCATGTAGTTGAGGGTCAGTAATATTTACGTGTTGAATATCTGCCATATCTTATTCCTCATAATAAAAAAGGCCGAGCCAAGAAAACTCGACTCGACCTTAAACAGTGTGCAGTTATGCTGTGATGTTATACTTAACGATAACTTTAGCTTTACCACCTGTCATAGATGCTGTAGTACCCGACACTGCAAAACCAACAGTAGTGTCTGCTGCTAATGGTGCTGCCCATGTACCAGATAACTCTGATGTTAGGTCAACAGTACCAGTCGCCTCAAGCTGTGCATCCGTGATTGTGAAGCCATTGGTAGCTTCTGATGTGTCTGTACCTACATCGACCACGTTATCGTCATTGCCGAACACTGCAACCTCAGTAACAACTAAGTATGCTTTCTCGATGATAGCGCCAGCAGGGATGATGTAGTCTACTAGGATAGGGCCACCGTTAGTAACGATTTCTCCCGTCAAGTCCATAGATAACTCTACTTCACGTCCTACTGTACCTACAACACCAGAGCCCCCGCCAACAGCTCGTGGGCCATAGTGATTGTGCACGTCAATGCCCGTATTTGCTTCAAAACTCATATCTTACTCCTAGTATTTAGTACCGTCTGTGATTAGTACGCCAAGAGTATCAACACGTTGAATACCCCAACCATAGCGAGCGCGTACCACGAACTCATCACGAGCGCGGTCTTTATTACGTTCACCTTCTGATTTAGGCTGGCGACGCCATGCATGCATAGCAGGTTTAGTCTGGTCATCTAACACATTCATAAAGATGTTAGCAATACCGTTAGTAGCAATCTCAGTAGTACCGTCACTGAAAGTACCAACCTCTAAGCGGTTTGATGTAATGATTTCCCAACCGAATAAGTTCATAACAAACTTCATACCACGAGCCATACCTTCTTTAAGAATCTTCTCAGCGAAAGGTGTAACGTCATGTGTGATAGAAACTAAGCCATTCAGTGTAGCTTCAACAGTACCATCACAGATGAATACGTTGCCCATATCTGGCACATTAGCTTTCTGGAAAGCAAGGCGCATAGCGATAAGGTGGTCAAGAGAGAATGTATTCTCATGTCCTGTTTCACCTGAAGTAGATGCGATACGATGTGGGAAGCCATTGATAAGGTTGGCATCAGCGTTAGTCTGTGCGCCATTCAATACTTCAAAGAAGCGTGTCTCATGGTTCTCTTGGAATGCACGAGTAGATTCAGATGCACGTTCTGCCATTAGGCGGTCAATGCTTGTACCGTCTTCACGAAGGTCATCAGTAACATACCAAGCATCACCAACGTAGTCAGTAAGTTGCATTGTTACTTCACCAGTTTCAATTGGATTGTAAACTAGTGGTGTATCTTCTGCTGCTTCCTGAATGGTCACAGAGCCGATAGTTTTAATGTGTAGTGTGTCACCTGAACCGAAGTCAGATACATCACGGTAGAACGAACCCGGTAACAGGCCGTCATGTAGATTTTGTAAAATGAACGCGCTGTACTGTTCAGCTTCGATAAACGCGCGGGTGTTATTTGTGACTTGCATATACTACCTCTTATTCTGTCACGCCTAGTCTACGATAGACATCAGCTTTAACTTGCTTCATATAGTCTGTTTGCTCCTTCCCGGATGCGCCAGACAATAAACTGGTTGTTGGTGGTGCTAGTTCCTGCACTTTTGGCTGTGTAAATCCCATGTTCAATGACCCACTAGATAGTGGAGTTGAACTAGGACTTGCTTGGAATAATGACAATACAACATTAGGTTGTTGCTTCGCCAGCTCTCCCAGAGCCTCTGGTGTAGTGCCGAGCTCCTTAGCTTTATCCTGTACAACTTGAGCAGCCTTCTCACCATACTTCGCAGTCAACGCTTGGTCAACTGTTTGCGTGTTGGTGGTAACTGTTTGTTGTAACTTCCGTTTTTCTAAAGTAGCTTCTAAGATAGAAACTATTTGCTCTTCACCAATAGCAGCAGCAGATGGGGTAACATCTGGTTGTTCTTGTTGTTGGTGATTGCCTAACTGGTCTACGAGTTCCTGTACGCCTTTATGTTTCGCTAGCTCTTCGCGGAGTTGATTAATAGTGCCCTCTTGCTCAGTAACTTTCGTTTCTAGCGTAGGGATAAAGTTTTGCGAGTGAGCTAATGCTTCTAGTGCTTTATCGACAGTCTCGTACTTTTGTCGGCCTTCCCCGGTAACAATACCTGCAAGTTGGTTGCTATAAGGATTTGTCTCTTGGGGTGTACTCTGTGCAAGTGGTGCTTGCTGTTCGCCTTGCGGCGCTTGTTCTTGTGATGTAAATACTGACTGGTCTGTCATGTATATTCCTTTTTAAAAATGAGTTGGTACGCCTACCAAGACTCGAACTCGGACTATAAACTTAGAAGGATTATGTGCTATCCGCTTACACTATAGACGCATTAATTAAAACTCACATACAATACCTACTAGGATTTAGATGTACATAAAGTTTTATTTTTATTGACTTTTTACAGAAGCCTAACTGCCATAGGCTGCAACCTATTAAGTATTTAAGTAATTAAGAATAATAAGTAATTTCTAGTATTTCTTATGACTTCTTAAGTATTTCCTGTTATACTTATAATACCTGATTTTTAGCGTTTTGTGACTTATTTTTCTGTAATTAATGAAATTATTTCACTTAATGCTCTTTTATACCCTTGAGCGTCTGCCATTTTGTATGCCCAGTTAGCACAGTCATAACCTTCTGCATCCATAGCAGCTCGGTCTTTCTCTACTATCTTAGCGTCCAGCATCTCAGCTAGGCGAGCTCTAATGAATAAAGAGGACTTGAATGCGGCTCTCACCTCATCCTTATCCTGCTTATCCTTAACACCTTTAGTCCATGTAGTCTTCATATTACACCGCCATCTCTGGGCTTAACTTCATAGCCACATTCTCTTCCGCCTCACCTTGGCGTACCGCTGTCTCCTCTCCTTCCTGCACTGCTGCATTCGGGGTAAAGATTTTATATCCTCTCAAGCCAAGGGTATCGTCGATGAACTTAGTAACCTCAATCGCTGAGGTGTGTGGCATAACCATTTGACCCAGTGATGTATTGAACAAGTCTGATAGGCTTCTGAGGTCTTGAGACTTCTGTGAGAAGTGTCTAGCACCTACTGGACGTATCTTACCATTGGCTGTAATGTCGGCTGCTGTGAGCTCCTGAAACACCTCAGCACCGATGTCCTCATCCATTACTCGGATAGTATCCGCGACATCTAAGTTACGCTGTGTAGTCTCAAGCATTTTATTAAGTAGCTTTTCAAGCAGCTCAATCTCAAAGTGTGTAATCTTCTCTTGAAAGATACGGCCTGCTGCATTGGATAGTTGGTCAACCTCAAAGGCTGTCTTCTCACCCGGAGTACGTACACCCATAGCTTCCCTTGGCGCACCTGCATAAAGCTCCATGTGGTCTTCGATAAGCGAGATTTCATTGTTTGCCACCATCACATTCCCGGCATTCTTGCCCATCTCCTGTACGTCACCACCCTCATCAATCTGAATCTCTGCACTTGGCCCCCATGCAAACTCCTCAACCTCACCAATAATTTTTAGTGGTGGATGGACAAGTAAGTCCATTGCATCAGCTTTCAAGTTCTCAAGATGGTCTAGTCGATATTGTAAACCTACGAGGTTCTCTAAAGGCCCCATGCTCCACAGGTTGTCAGGACGCTCTCTCCAGCCCACATAAGAGATAGGGCTACCACAGTACCACTGAGGCATTGCAACGTTCCGTATCTCCACTGAGCGGTCTGCTATGGTGATGATGCGGTCAGTCATAAGCTCACCAGTATCTTTATTGTGATAGTCACCATAGAACTCTAGGATTTCGATGTAGTCTGATTGGAAGTACTCGTACATGTTGCCAAAGCCATCGACATCAAATGCCACTGCCTTGTTGAAGTCTTCTATAGAATACCCACCCATTGTGTTACGAATCTCTAGGCGGTTCTTCAGCGCCTCTTCCCAGAATAGGTTCTCAGGTTCCGTCATTGCAAGTTTCTTAATCTCGCCTAATGTCTTGACCGAGCGTACAATCTTATGAGACTCCTCAAAGCTATCCGCTATTGGATTAAACACAATGTCCAGCGGGCTGATACGACGAGCCACTGGCCCGATGAAATCTGGCACTTGACGACCGTCAGGCATAGTCTTGTATTTGGTCTTAAAATCAGGCACAGCGAACGATACACCGTAATCGATGTAATCGTATAGCAACTTGCTCATCGTCGTTCTGAAGCCGCCTATGCGCGTCTTGTTGGACATATACGCCTCGATAAGTTTTGCCTTCTCCTTGAGACTGTCATCTACGGTGTAGCCTTGCCATTGTAGCCAGTTATCGTTGGGGAAAAGTGCACTTAGGTAGTTCGCATGTAGGTTGTCTCGAATCTGGCATAACTTGGGTAGGGTTGTTGTATTCTTCCACGGCAATGTCGAGTTAGATGTAGTGGTGGTGTCAGTTGCGAATACGTAGTTACGAAGCTCCTCCCAATCCTTCACCTTACCCTGTCGTGCGTCATTGTATTTAGTCCATAGCTGTGTCACCAATGCAGCACCTTGGTCGGCTTGCATTAATCCACTTATCTCTGCTACTTTATCACTCATTCTAGTCTCCTGTTAGACTGTGCCACCGAAGCGGTTCTTTTTGACATTGGTTTGTCCGAATATGTCCCCAAACGAAGAAGACCTCGACTGGGCTGGTTTTACTGCAATTTCTATGGCAGATGCTAGTGCATCCTTAACATCATCGTGCTTAGGTCTGGCTTGAACAAGCTCTTCCTCTAACACTTGTATGTCTCCATCTTGGAAGTGCCACATTATCTGGTCATCGTATCTCCATTCCAGTGCGGCTGACATACGCTCTTCCTTTGACCCTTCTTTACGTGAAGGTCTGAATTCATCAATTGATATAGTAAGCCCTTCCTTTTTCAAGTAGGTCTTGATATCGTTCACGATAACTTGTTGTGCAACTGTCACCTCAGCACGTAGCTTCTTGAAACTCCACTTGGAGTGTAGTCTTTTAATATGGTTGAAGTATTCACGGGTTCTATCTGAGCGGAACCTGTCAATGTCTAATAAGTATACATGCCCCTCACAGTCGATACCGATAACCACGATAGCTGTATAATCGGCATTCTTACTTAAGGAGAACGCGAAGTCCACCGCAGCATATACGTTGAGGCGCTTACCACGGAAGTACCAACCACCACCTTCGTTCTTCAAGAACTTACGGTCATAGTATTGGAACTTGTCGCGTGAGATACGCTCCGAGCCGGGGTCATTTGGGTCATTGTAATACTGAGCATAGAACTGGATTCTATCTGTATACTCAGCGCGGATACGAGACAGTACAGGGAGGTTAAACCCGAAAGACTTGTTATCCTCTGCTCTAACCATACGAGGCCATATGAAGACGTTATCAATCTCTACGGCGAACTCCTTGATTTCCCATACTGGCACATTGTCAATTACTTCTTCTTCTTCATTATAGATTGGATACTCTTGACCTTTCCATGTGTCATAGATGTCAGCAGGGTGATAGCGCGTCCCACAGGCCATTGTGAACCCACCCGCATTACGTATACTAGTGAACTGAGAAGTCTTCTTAGAGACGGTCTCACGGCCCTCCTCGGTGTATGCATTCTCTGGTACTACCAAGTCATCGGATACGACGACATCAGCATGCCACCCTGTTGTGTTTGTTGTTAAGCCAGCCGTTGCGATAGTCGCATCACGGATACCTTCCTTAACACGTTTAGCATGGTCAACACATATTTTAGTTGAAGACCACTTCTCTCGTTTACCCTCTTGTGGGTCGATGTACTCAGGGAAGAACCGCTGGTATGTCGAACCGCCTAGGATATTCTTGATTGCGTATAGCTGTGTGATTGCCAGTTCCGCAGTAGCGGAGACATACAGCATAGTTACCTCAGGGTGCCGGGTGATTATCCAAGCACACCATGTAGCTACCATGTGCGACTTAAGGTGTGCACGAGGTAACATTATAAGTTTATTAGCAGATAGGTTCTCGTTCTGACCGAATAGATTATACTCTTGCATCCATCTATAAATCTCTCGGTGGATTTCTCCATACATGTAACCCGGATTGACTAGACGCGCAAAGTAGTAGAGGTCTTCCTTAGCTCTCTCCCGCACCTCTATAGCCGAGTCCGGCATGTTCTTTATCTTCCTATCAGCTAGGTCTCTCCAAGTTAATGCCATTTAGATTACCTCTTCAGGTGGCTTAGCCCAGTTAGCTTCGATATGGGAGAGGGCTTCCTCTCTTGTATGCGTACCGTCGCCACAGTTACAGCTAACTACAACTTCTGTTTTCTCGTAGTTAACTCGCGCTTTGGGGTGGACGTAAAATGAGGAGCAAGTGCGCTGCTCTACCTCGTTACCCTCTTCATCTGTTACTGTTTCAGTTGCTGTCCACTCGTCGTACGTTAGAAATTTATACATTATACTGCCTCCCAATTTGATTCGTTAAAGTTGACAGCTTCGCCATCGTTTACTGTTGTTGTGACTACTTGTTGCGAGGTGGCTTTGCGGATTGATATGTTACTAAGTCTGAATGCTCCATATGTATTTGTGGATAGTGCACTGCGAACTAGAAACTCGGTCGAAGTACTCTCGGCAAGAACAGTGAAAGAATGCGTACCATCGTTTAAGGGGTCGTCTACGATAAAAAGAACCGTGCCAAGTAAGGCTGCAAAGTTATTGTAATAATTAAAGGCTATGAGAGTTTCTATATCAAACGTTACTGTGTATACTTGTCCAGCTACAACAGGTTCCGATAGAGTTTGCTGCAAACCACAATCATGGACTCCATCAAAACTGACTGTAGCTCCATCAGCATCTATGGTTAATTGTGCACCCTCATTGTAGATCTCCCAACTCCCATCATCACCAAACCTGAGATCGCCATTCCTGACAACCCCCTCACCACAGCTCGCAATACTCTCAGTTAACTCACTAAGCCCACTAAGCACCGCCCGCTCTGCCAGTGTCTCATAGCCTGTCACGCCTACATATTGTGGTGCTGCCTCTGTAGCATAGTCTAACCATACCTGCCCATCACTATCAAACGACTCTGAGCCGTTTGTTTTGTGTCCGTGTGGCACTGTTTGGCGTATAACAGGGTTGTTACCCCAACCGTCATCGATAGGGTAGAATAGGTCTGGATGCAAGTCTGTTGGTGTTGCGCGTGTTATGCGTAGATTTTTTATTGTATCATCAAGTACCGTCAACGTCGGAGAGCCAGCGAGAAACTCAATTGTTTCTGTGGCTACGATTGTTATTTTCACTGAATGCAATTCACCGTCTTGCGGATAAGCTGCACCCACTAAGTTTATCGCACCATCAAGTAACCCAATATGACCTCCTTGTAAATCAAAAATACCATTTGGCGCGCCTGTTGCGTAGAGAAGTGACGACAAACCCCCATCTCGCACAAGGAATCGCTGGTTATCAGTTTCGCCGCCGACGTAAGAAATAAAATCAAACTCAACCGTATCACCCGCGAGCAGCTCAATAGTCGGCAGTTGAATATAGTCGTCTATGCCGTCGAAGTTGTATTGGAATACATCTACTCCGTATAGGTAGAGGTTGTACAGGCTCTCATTCATATTACCCACCCAGTAGTCTTTAGCTATTAGGTAGGCTTTAGTGTCATCTACAATACTACCACTATAGTAGCCTTGCTCATTCAGGAATGCTCTCCAAGCCATTGTCCCAGAATTAGCTAGATTCTCTTCCGTGAACTTTTTCTTTAGTTCATTTATATTACTCATTTCTCAACCTCACTACATCTGCGCTATACTCTTGTTCAATCTTACTCTGCATTACTGTCTCACGCTCAATGTCTTCCTTACTAGGGCGACCAGCAGCTCGCTTGTCCCAACCCTTGTCAGCAATCCATTTAGCCGCTTGGAAACCTTTGTCACCAGCAGACAGTGCAACGATGTCTCGTACCGCTTGAGAGCGAAGCTTAAGTTCAAGCTCCTCCCTCCAACTCTCAACCATCTTACTAAACACTTTGTTCCGGCAGATACGCTGCCAATGCTCCCAACCTAATAGGTAGGTAGTGGCAAAGTCATACTCTGTTGGGTCTTCATGCGCTAGATAGAGCTTCTTAAGGGAAGGATAGACCTTCCCCTTGTAGTCATAGTCTTCATCCTTCTGAGTGAAGACAGCGAACTCTGTGTTGTAACCTACCTCTAAAAAGAGGCTCTGTGTTAGGGGACGGCCTCTGCTATCCCTTAGTTTACTCTTGTCCATACTAAGTCCCTATGTATACATAATTAATTGAGATAGTTCTTATTACACCTACACCACCAACTACTGGAGGTACGAATGGATAAGCACCACCTGCATCATAGTAGAACCACTCACTGGCAGGGTCTACATCCTTTATCAATATCTTAAACGGAAGAGGATTCTCTAGGTTGTCTTGTACCTCAGTGTTTGTAGTCCCATCCAGTAACGTGTATGCAAAAGTGTTTACATTACTTATTGTAGTAGCTTGTATTACTGCACCACCAGTCTTTGATACAATAATCATATCAAGGTAGCTAGAGTCTAGTAATCCTGCTAGGGAACCATCAGTTAAGAAGGTTGCGTTTTGGATAGACGTATTAACACCATTTGACCAAGGGTTAATGCTATAGGTAGAAAGAAAGTAAGTAAACGGGTTAGGCTCTGGTGGCCCCTCATTACTTGATGTTAGTACCTCCACAGCCTCTCTAGTTACTCTAATGTCAGTCATAGGAAGCTCCTTAAGTCGTTATCTCAACGCCAACCTTTAAGGCATTAATAGAGGTTTCTGTCCAAGCCACAGAGCCGTCAGGGTTTAACTCGTGTACATCTTTGTGAGTCGCGTAAGTTTCTGCTGCTGCAAACTCTGTGCCAGCCCCCTCTGCACCATTCGAGTCAACATATTGTGTAACCCCGATAGTCCCAGCATCAGTCTTCCTAGCAGTTATTGAGGATTGAACAGCGTGAATTGTTGTTGGAGACTCTGCCAAGTTCCCCAAATCAAACTCGCTATTGGCGTTCAGTGTGGTTGCAGAGATGTAGGTCGTGTCTCCATCAGTACTCCCAATTGGGTCATCAATATCTGTATACGCACCAGTCCAATCAGCCTGTGCTGTATCTGCACTAGGGAACAACGTATGTATCTTATGTTCGCCCAACAGGGGAGGTAAGGCTGATGCGTCCTGTTGGTAAACTATGTCATCAAGTGTATGCGTTGCACCACCCCCAGTAAACATTAAAAAGTTTCTGGAAGTGCCCTCAAGGAAGTCAGCAGATGGGACATTAATTACCTCAACACCATCCACAACTATACTTCCAGACCCAGTACCAGATAAGTGGCCTCTCAGTTCAATGTGATGCCAAGTCTGTGGTAGTATTACACTTGGGGCAGATGTTCCTATAGTTGCGCCACCATCACCATCAAGCGTGATACTCCCACTATAGTTAAGCCCAATGCCAATACTAATGTTTGCACTGCTATGGGATGAGTCTGCCGTGTCACCGATATTTACAATCTCCCCTAAGCTAAGTATTGCGCTGGCTTGCTTAAACCAAAAGGACAAACAAATATACTCCGCGAAGGCAAACTCCCTAGAGAGGGTTGTTGCGGAACTACCCCCAAGTATACAACTATTACCACCAAAGCGGCCACCTCCTACACCTACTGAACCCTCGGCATAACTCCACCCACCAGCTAGTAAGTCTGCGTTACTACCCACTAAATCAAAGCCTTCTATTAATTCAATTGCCATTATAAATCTCCTCTTATCGTTAAGCTCACATCAGCCAGTGTAGCGTCTGCTGTACCTTGGTTGACTAACTGTAGTCTATCTCCAATAGCAAACGCAGTAGGCGTTGCAAAAGTGAACGTTGCTGCGTTAGTGCCTATTGCGAAGTCTATAGTACCAAGACTGGCCCCACCGTTTTTGCTCACAGTAAATGTTGCTGCTGCGGTAGCAGTTACTTCTGCATACGCTTTACTTCCTGTAAGTCCTGCCGGAAGTGTGAACGCTGTGGGAACTACAATAGTAAAGAGTTTCTCTGCATCTGCTGGTGCGCCTTGGATGAAGGTTGCGAAGTCTGCTTTATTCGCGCTGAGGCCATCAGCTCCATCAGCACCGTCAGCTCCGGGTAGGCCTTGCTCGCCTTGTATCCCCTGTATCCCCTGAGCGCCGTCAAGGCCATCAGTTCCGTTTGTTCCGTTTGTGCCATCTGCTCCGTCGAAGTAGTCTACACCCTTAACAGGAGTTGCACTCGCTAGTTGGCCGATTGTGGTAGCATCTCGTGGGTTCACCCCGTCCTCTAGGTTGACCATCTTATTATAATTCATATCAAGGTGAGTATGCAATTCATTAGCCTCACCCTCTTCTATATTACGCTTAACAACATCATCGTTGATAGCGTCCTCTATCTTCTGGAAGTTAGCATTCATAACGCTTGTGTTATTCGGACTAACTACCTCATTTAATGTGATTGACATCTTATCTCCTAAGTTGTTGTCGAGTAGAATATTCCACGAAGTCCTACTAATACTTTTTCTGTTGCCGACTTATTGGCAGTGTCTCTGAACTCAGATACACTGAGTACCCCGTACCCGTAGTCATGCATACCCGGAATGTCGGGGGTAGCATCCCAAGTAATCCCGTCAGAGCTCTCTAAAATGTAGACAGGTG